TTTTTGGATCTCCTCCATGTTCACCGCATACTCCTATTTTTAAATCAGGTTTAACAGGTTTTGAATTGCCCGGGCCATTTTTAACAAGTTTAGTTAATTCAGGGAAATGTTCTACGAATGCTAAATAAGCAAGTCCTAACGCATCGACAAAGTGTTCGTTATTACTATTATATACTGGAACACCAGCCGCCGTAATTTTTTCAACACGATAATCGATTAATTGTTTAAAAATTACATTATCGTAAGGACTCATAATTAAGTTACCACGTTCGATAAGAATAGATAACTGATTCACCATAAACGGTTTCAAGTGTTTCTTTTCGAGAACGCCGGTAACAGGATCTTGTATATCGATCTTTTCTGAGAACATCCAGCCCTTAACTTTTTTATCGAGTCCAGTTTCTGGATGTTGTTTACCGTAAATCTTTAGAGATTCCATCTGATATTCCACGTTGTTATCCTAGGAACTTTTTATCTCCTAGTTCTTATAGTTTCCTATAAGGTCGGCATACTTTTTCGTGTTAAATAATGTGAATACACTGTGCGGTCTCTTGGCAAGATTATATCTTTTCACTTGCTATGCTCTGCCCCTGACTTATTTAAAATAAGCCTTCGGTTCGAGTTACCATATTAATTATTTAACTTAGGCTTCTCGCTTAATACCGCACTACGTTTATATCATATAATTCACTTACGATATAAAGGGCAAATATTTACCAGAACCGCGATCTATATAAATATAGCTAGGATTATAGATAGCATTCATATCTATAATCTTTTTCACGGCCTTATCAAATGTAAATTCTGAGGACTCAATTTCGGTACGATTAATAATTCTAAATTTATTAAATGAAGGATCATACTCTAACACCAGAATCGATGTTGGAGCCTGTGCTTTATCCCAGTCCACGCCTATCGTTCTAAATGGATTGGGAGTATACGTTCTTCTTCCCGGAGGAAGTATATGAACTTTTTTTACGTTAGAATCGTCTAAGTCCGGCCATACCGGCTTATAAAATTCTTTGTCGAAATAAGTATAATTATCTATGCGAGTGGCTGCTTCTAATTTATCTTTATCGAATACACCAGCTTCTTCGACACCAAACTCTGCTAATACTTCATGTGTATAAGCATTTTGATCATATGTGTTTCTGAATTCTTCTTCCATTGCATCAGACCACATAGGATTATGTTGTGTCGGATGATAGTGCTCAGTGACAGTTTTGTTGCGATTATGATCGCTACTCATAACCTTCTATATATTTCTATATAGCTCAGACTATATCATTATCCTTTTTAAATAAAGGATACCTTCCGCTTCGAGCCGCTTGGCCCTACTCCTCATCATAAGGATAGTCGTTGAACGTTTCTTATTAAAAAAAATAAGATTTCGCTGCTGATTACCCATAAGGGCGTTCCAGCAATTCAAAAGATTTACATTTATTAATTACTTAATAATGGGGCTATTTTAACCCGAGTTCTTTCCGAGTACATATATCGAAAAATTTCGATCTACGACCAGTCGGTGTAGATGAACACGTTAATCCAATTGTATCACGTTCCATACAAAGAGCATATACAGTATCGAAATCACCTTCACCCATATAATCCATTTCATCCATTGAAATCCAATCACTTCGCCATCCCCTTATTGACGCGGCACTCATACCAGATCCAGCACCTGTTGTAAATCCGACGATTTTAGAACCATTTGAAAATTCAAACAGATATGGATTTGTCGTAGCTCTTACTACTTCTTTTTTAATAAGAGCAGAACTATCTATCTTCTGACGAATATTATCGAAGATCATTCGAATTTGTGACTGATATGGTGTTACAAACATATGAATGAAGTTTTTACGCGTAAAGACGTTATATAATGCTTCCACTACCATCGTTTCTGTTTTGCCGGTATTATGTGAAATAATATCGTTAGCAATAAAGTTACGATAACGTGGCACAGATACATCATATGTTTGTTGTTCACCAAGATATTCGATCGATACAATCGGATTCCAGAATATATCGCCGTTAAGAATATCTTCGATCGATTCAAAACCTAAATGCTCGGCAAGTTCTTTTGCCTCAGCCTTATTGATAGTCTTAGATTCTAAATATTCTTCAAGTGTTAACCGTCCTGTTTTTAAATATTCAAAATTAGTTTTTCCTAATTCATGATATTTTAAATAAGATAAAAACATCTTATTAAGTTTATCGGTCATTGGTTGAAACTTATATGAATAATAAACAGAGAACATATTCTTATGGGAATGATTTTTAATTCGATTATATTTCTTCTTGTCGACGAATCCTAAAAAATAAGAATTTCGTTCTTTAACGATTTTTACGACGATACCGAATCTCATTAATAAGTGAGCTAACTGATATGCTAACTGACCTGATTCGGAACAATATAACCTATTAATCGGGACTTCGTCTTCTTCTTTATATGCATCTTTAATTAATTCAGATACAAAGATCGACACCGATTCTTTATTTAAAGAAAATACTTCTTTCGGAATCGACTTGTCAGAAGACGTATCTTTATTTAGCTTCTGAGCCATTAATCTTAATTCTGATTCTTCGATAGAGTCACTACCGAAATAATTAAGATGCATCGGAATAGCGATATTATCGCCGACCGTTAAATCTTTTAATTCTAACCATCCTAATTCCGTTAAGAATGGATGGTTATCGGTAGCATCGAATGTGCGACCAGTATTTGTCGTAATACGATATACCGGTTTAATACCGTTATCATATACTTTAGCATTCGGCGCTATTTCGATTTGATAATTATCGTCGAGAGCAAGAATATTAAATTCTTTATTCTCGTCGAATAATTGTTTTACAGTTTTAAATAATCCTGTTTCTGGATCTTGTATTTTAAGATTACCAGTTACACAACGACGACCACATCGGAATACTTTACGAAGACTTCGATCACGAAGCATTTCGGCCTGATACCAACGTGGAGTCCAAGGGGCATATTTATCTAAATCAATATTATAGATTTGAATAAATGATTTTGCCCACATAACTGGATCTCGTTTAATTACGACTAGCTTTCCTTTTTCACTGAGCTTAGTAAAATCTAATCTTACTAAGTCTTCCAAAGGCATTGCCATTAATTCTTTTACAGAATAATCTTGTTCTTGTTTCATAATTTTTATTTATGGAATGCTTTACCTTCTTGACCCATCATAGTCGTTTGTAAACTATATTGGGATTGCTGAGCTAAGGCCATTCCTGCCTGTCTCATAGTTGCATATTGTTGTGAATTAACTGGATTAGTCCAAGAGAATGGACGATAACTTTGTTGCATTTGCTGACGACCTTGCTGAGCTAAATCGTTAGCAATACCAACTAAAGCTGGTCCACCATAATAAGCAGCTTGAACTGCCATACCGGCTAATGGGCCTAACAATAAATCGGTACCCATACTAAAAGCAGCATCTTGTATTGCGTTAGCCTTAGTGCCACCTTCATCGAGCGTATCGTTATAAGTCCAGACTGCGTTGGCAGTCGCTAAGCCGGCATTAATTTTATTATCCCAAATTAAATTACCGGCCGTACCCATACTTTTAGTCGCATTACCGACATGTCCGACAGCAGATTTTACATTGCCAGTTAATCCTTTTAAAATATTTAAACCTGCCATTATAATGTACCTGGTGCTTTAATATTGTTACGTCTTAATGCAAAATTAATATCGCCAGATGCACCCATATTATCGAATGCATTTTGTGGCGTTAATCCAGAACTAGCCGATACAACAGGATTAACGGTACCGACCGAAGCGATATTCGCTGTCGACGTCGGCTCCATTGCTGCTTCGATCGTATTATTTGTTGCACCTAATGCAGCAGCACCACCTAATATCGTAGCACCGTATCCTGTTAATTTATATCGATCCGGAATAGAATAGTTATCCGGATTAGTGCTAACAAATTCTTTATTAACCTTAAAGTAATCGTTAGCACCGTCTTTAATAGCCGGAACCGTATTTCGCATAGGACGATACTTAGAACTATAAGCTTCGACTTCTTCTTTAGAGTATTGACTACCCATATCACCGAGAACTGTTTTTTGTTTCTCGAGATTAGAAACTTGTCTGTTAATAACTTTATTAGCTCCATTCGTTATAGCGTCGTCAGTTTTTCTAGCGATATAACCAGCACCTTCGATAACTTTTTCGCCGGCAGTTTTTACGCCTTTAACTATACCTTTAAGCATAATTAAATACCCGGGATACCGATAATATTAAATTCGCCATTCTTATCACGATATAAACCGCCACCAGTAGCGACACGATAAGCAACACTACCAGCAACGACACCTTGAACGCCGAGACGAGTCATATCATATTTAGCATTATCTTTATAAAATGCCGATAATTCTTCTTTAGCAGCTTTAACGACTTCTTTATCTTCGCTACCCATACGTTGAGCAAATTCTGGCGACATAAATTGGTTATCGAACATAGCTCTAGACTCTTTATTTAAATAAGAGTATTGTAGGGCCTGAGTTGTATCGAGACCGATTATTCTACTCTTAGCCATTTGACCTAATGTATAATTAGGACTAGCAATTCTTTCAATGGAACCAATTTGATCTAAATTATCATTCATTATTTTCATGCCTGTTGCAAATGCTTCAGAACCAGTCTTACCAACCTCTTTAGCAATAGTATTAGATCCATTAAAAGCTAATTTGCCGATTTCCATTGTTCTACTGATATTATCAGTAATAAGCTCTAATGCATTACTCAGTTTCGCCATAAGCGTTTAACCTCGAATTTCTTTCTTCCTCGATTTGTTCTTGTGATAAGAAGAAATCAGGATCATTAAGACTATTAATGAGGGCAGTGTCATGATTTGCGTCGTCGACATTGTTACGAATTTTATCTTTTCTAGTCGCAGCCAATAACTCAAATACTTTATCGCGTTTTTGTACGAGAGTCGTATATAACTCAATACCTTTAGAAATCATTGGTTGAGTTATTTCTTGACCAGTTTCGGTAATGTTGGTAACGACATCGATAACAGGATCATAATCTTTATTATTGATATATTGCATTGCCCTTGAAATCAGGAGGTCTAATGTAATTAATTCATGTACAAGAACATTATCGGTATAGGACGATTCATCGAGATTAAATTCTTTTTGATACTGCATAAATTTTTGAGCGATTAAAGTCGTTTCACAAATACATGGTTCGCCGACTTTAACAAGACCTGCCTTATGCAAAGGATCGTTTTTATAAATACAATTTTCGCCTTTACATAAGATCGGCATCTTAGCATAGATCGCATGATCGGTTGCTAACATATGCATAGCTTTATCGAAGATGATTTTACCTTCTTCGCTATAGCCCCAAGAATTATAATCTTGAACGAACTTATCCATTTGCTCGATAAGCTCTTGCTTTCTATTAGAAAGTTCTTTTTTTGACATAAGGAATATCCCTCCTAATGCTCTATATTACCAGCATTACGAACTTTCTTGATTCTTTCCATAATATCGTCGACAGTAATTTCTAAATTTTCTTCTTCACGGTCGACAGATTTAATAGGTTTAGACTTGTCAGGCTCTGGTTCGCCTTGATTTTTCCAATCGATCCATGCTGCCATTTTATCGGCAAAATCTTTAGCCGTTACTGCTTTATTATATAAATTATAATAGATGTGCATTAACGCTTCAATTTTTAATGGTTCCATAGAATCTTTAATAAAGCCATAGATATTTTCTTCGACTTCGTTATCGAAAGACAAATCAGCTGATGTCCATACTGGAGTACCATCATCTTCATAATGGAATTCAGAGATGATGACTTCATGAGTTTTCTTA